ATAATATGATTGATATGCTGGTGTCCACACCACCATTCTCGGCTCGCTTTTGTCTTTTAAATACTGGACTTCTCCTGGCTCCAGGCCGGTATCCTCATAGGCTTTCAATCTCTCAATTAATTCGCGGTATGGATTACCTTTCATGATAATTGCGGGCAATCCAGTATCACTTGTGGAATAAGCCAACAGTCTGCCTTGGTCATCAACCTTCGTTAATCGTTCCATTTTTACCTCCTTCTGAAAATTTTAAAGTTGGCGGCGGCCGGAGTCGAACCGGCACCCTCTTACTTTCCACCATGGTCTGTCCGGGGAGTTGAACCCCGCCCTGTGTACCACACACCGCCACTAAATGTTAATTTAGTTCTCTCTTCTGTTCCAAGCATCTATACTTTCTTTTTTATCCATATCCGTTGCAGTTCCATCAGCAAGCACTTTTGCAAAACTCACTCCTGCACCGCAGTTATCACAGCAAAACATATAAAAACCATCTTCATCAAGTTTTACTTCTTTGCCACAAAATGGACATACCTCCAATTCTTCCATCTTTGTTCCTTTCTCTCAGTGATTTGTCAAATAACGATTATGATATCACATTCCTATTACGCTCTCCCGGCATGCATCCAAAGTGTATGTGAAGCTCCGTTCGCCGCCTTGTCTTGATATACACATGATCCCCGCTTATCTCCTGTCCGCACTGGCTGCAGATATAGACTGGAGATTTCGGTTGCTTTTTTTCTTTTGCCTTAATAGCCATGATGCTCCTTCCCGTACTTCTCTCGTTCCCTGGCCTCCAGCTCATCCATGAACCAGTTGACAATTGGCGCTGCCACTGATTCCTCTTCCATGGTTGGGACAGGGCCTTCCCACTTCCTGACCAAGCGGGTACCATGCCTCAGCTTGATGATATGGGCCTCGCTCTGCAGGATATCCCACTCCACTGAGCCCCTTAATGGAACGTTATCACGCCACTTCATCCAAAATAGATTATAAGTTTCATTAAATATGCTTGATATTTCCTTATTTGTCATACAATTCACCTTGAGTAACCTTTTTTATGGTTCCCGTAACCATCTGTTTCGCCTCATTGGATACCGCTCAAACCCGCATAGAATAAGGCTTTATGGACTACAGTAACCAAAGTAACCATATTTTTTAGGTTCCCTTACGCGCGAGGCATTTTTATATCAACATGTGCATAAAATATTTTTTCTGTATATAGGTGAGTGTTTTGGATGGTTACTTGGTTACCCGGCCCCAAAAAGCCCGCGAACCCTCTTAGAATCTAGTTTTCTGCGGTAACCATGCCTTGGTTACTCCCTTGCTTCCAATCAGTTAAATGGCAGCCTTTCCTGGCTGTCATCCTCTATTTTCACAAATCCATTCCTGTCCGTGTTGTCATTTAACTTGAGAAAAATGCACCGTATCTTATTCCCATTGAAGCTCTTCACCTTGTCCATCCGTTTCCCGCTCCCTTCCACCTGGATAATGCCCTTCCGGTTCGCCCAGGACAGGAAAGATGTACGCGAAAACCCGCCTTCCTTGCACAAAGCCGTAAAGGCCGTGGCGTAGATGATGGCATATCCATTCTCAATCGCGCCCCACTTTTCCACGTTCTCCACCTTGTCATCAAACCTGGCCGGATTCATGGCCACCTTGTCCAGGACGAACTGGTAACATCTCTCATTATCAGAAAGCTCATTGCGGTCTATCAAGACCTCCTTGGCCTCCTCCAGGCTTATGTACTGGGCATCCTTAAATAGATAATCCGTTGCCAGTTTGTCGGCTGTCAGGATGATAGACAGGGACAGGCTCTGCTTCTGCATCTTCTCATCATCAGCCAGTAGTTCCATAAATCCTTGCTGGATTTCTTTAATCCTGGTAACCCCAAGGTCTTTTATGACATCCACAAACTCTTTTCCGGCAAACCCATAATTCCGTTTTACAAACTCCGCCACCTGACCAGGGCTGGTAAATACATTCGCACCACATTCAAGCTCCAGGATACGGTTGATTGCACCGCCCTGGGTTACATATGAGCTCAGGGGCCGTTCCCCATTTGTTAAGATACAATTCTTCCAGTGGTTCTCTCGGTTCAGCCCCAGCTCCTTGTTGGAACGGGTCTTTCCTTTTCCGGAGCACAGGTCATACACCAAGCCCTCAAAGTTATCTTCAATCTTCCGGTTCTTTTTGGATGAGTCGTCCAGTATAAGAGGCAGGTTATTAAGAAGGTCACAGATGGCCTCCAGGCCTACCTCTGTCCCCTTATAATCCTTTATATAAGCACTCTCGTCCGGATTGGCCCATATGGAAGCCGCTACCATGGTTGCCACACTTTTTCCGCCTTCCGATTCGCCCCAAAGGTCTACAAAATACGGCAGACCGCCCAATGGATAAACTAAAACACTGGAAAAAGAAGCTGCCAGCATAAATTTAATTTCTATCCGGCCAGACTTTCGGAGCCCTGATATATACTCATACCATCGGTTCCGGTTTCCCACCTGCGTGACGCTTTCCGATATCTGACGAAATTTCGCATCCCCATCAAATACAATATCGCTATCATAGGGCAGGAACCCGCCCCGTATCCACCCCAGTTTGGATGTGGAATACTGCACTGCGATGTGTTCCTCGTTTGCGTTCTCCACATCCGCCAGGTACCGCACCAGGTATTTTGCGTTCTCGCTGGTGACCGCTATCCCACGGCCTGACAGGCTCACTATCTTATTGGCGGACGTAACCATGGTCTTAGGCACAATGATTTCGTCCCAACGCCCGTTGCGTTTGTAGGCCAGCTTTATCTGCTCCTCCCCAGTCTCCAGGTTCTTCAGCCGCTCAATGGGCAGGATTGGATGGTAGCAGGCCAGGATGTCCGTGTATCCCGTGGTGGGATTCCGAAGAAATATCCCTCCCTCGCCGGCAATCCACTCCTTACACTGCATCCGGTCATAGGGTCCATCAAAATTGGTCCATTGCTCCAGCGTGCAGGGCTGGTTTTTCTTATCACGTTCCCGGCGCCGCATCTCCCGCTCCACACGTTTATAGGCCTTGACCAGTTCCTGGAACTTCTTTTTCACCCCCAGCTCTCCGGCCCGGTCCTCCAGTGACAGCAGCAGCCTTGACTTGTACAGCTCGTCCTCCTGGTCAAACACTTCTGTCAGCACATCATCCGACAATACTGTTTCAGCCGTCAGCTCCTTCAACGGCACCATGCTACCACCTCGCTTCCAATCCGCTTAACTCCGCCTGCACATAGAGCTGATACTGCAGGGCATTGTAACAGTCACACCACACATCACTTAGCGGCTCTGAACGCTCCATATAGGCCCGGTAGACGCTTATGAGCCTGTTGTTCAGCCGGCGCTTCTCCCGTTCCCGGTCCGCCTCTTTCTGGCGCATCGAGCGCTGTTTCTGCGCCCGGTAAACCGCCAGCCGGCTGGAAAATGTCGGCTTCTGATATTCCCCGCCAAGGCTCATGAATGCCTCCTTGAAGGAGACCTCATCCATCCTCATGATAAAATCAAAGATATCACCATGCGCGCCGCAGGCATGGCAATGGAAGTCCCGGTCATATACCTTAAGGGATGGTTCCCGGTCTCCGCCATGGAAGGGACAGTGGATGAAGCCGGCACGGTTGGGCTGGAACCCATACCGCTCCACCACATTCCTCATGCTGTATGTTGCCTTAATTTCCTCACTGGTCATGGCAATCACCGCCCAGCAGCTCTATGATCCGTTTCCCAGTGTCCTTCTTCTCGCAGAACAGGAACCGGCAGCCATACTTGCGTTCAAATGTGCATAGAATTTTATAAAGCTTATCCCCGGTTGTAGCCTTCGTCTCCCGCTCCATCCATCTGCCTGTATGCGGATCCTTATATCGTTCTACCCGTCTGGGATTCCTCCACCATATCACATCCTCCAGGCATTCAATCCCCCGGCCGTGTTCACACAGAATGATGATTTCAATTCCATGTTCCCTGGCCCGCAGAATTTCATCGCGGAACCGGTTATGCCCCTGGCAGACGTTCCCGCACAGCTCCGTCAGGTCCTGTTTCCGGTCTATAATCAAACGGGGGTTATCATAGTTCATATAATCCCCGACATATAACTTTGATACGAAATGGTCCACACCCTGGCGGTCAAACTCCGCCACAATCTTCTGGATGGCCCGGGCCTTCTCGCGGCTGTCAATCTGTATATTCAAGCAATCACCTCTGTCTAATTAAACGGCAGTCCTTCGTCCTCCACTCCATCAGGAATGTTCATAAACCCATCGCCAATCGCACCGACAGGGGCCTGTCTCTGAGACGGAGCTGCCTGCGTATAGCCGCTGCCTGTATCAGATGATACGTTCCTGCTGTCTGCGAATTCCTGGTCATCCAGAATGACATCTGCGGTATATACTTTATGGCCCTCTTTATTCACATAGCTGCCTGTCTGAAGCCTTCCGGAAACAAGGACACGCATTCCCTGACGGAAATACTTCTCCGCAAACTCCCCGGCCCTGTCAAATGCAACGCAGTTAATAAAATCTGCCGCCTGATCGTTGTCCTGGTTCCTGCGTCCTCTCCGGTCCACTGCCAGCGTATACTTCGCAATCGTCATGGAGCGCTCGCCCTGCGAATATCTGATTTCCGGATCCCGGGTCAGCCTTCCCATAAGAATCACTCTATTCATTTTTCGATTCCTCCGACTCCTTTTTCTTGTATAGTTCCAGTTTTCCCATACAGTCCTTGTACTGGACCACGTTCATTTCCGCTATATCCTTAATACTGTACATCTTAAGGATCTTCTCCATTTTTAATCCCTTGGCACTGTATTTCTCCACCAGGGACTTCACAGACTCAATCATGGCCGGGGTTACTTTATCCACCCCTTCGTTCTGATCAGGCTGTGATGTGGATATTCCATTCTTTGCCCCTGCCGGCTTCTCAGTTTCCTGTTTTCCGGATGTCTTTGCGCTGCCCTTTGCGCCCTTGGTGGACGTCTGCCCTTTTCCGGCTGTATTATCCTGGTTGTCCGCATCCTTCACATCATCAATGCAGAACAGGCCATTCAGGGCATATTTCCTGGCATAGCTGCTGGTGCTCCCTGTCACCTGTGACACATCCATTCCCTTCTTTTCCTGTTCCTCCCTCGCATAGGCCGTGTTCTCCACGGTCTCGCCAGATTCACAGTCCACAAACCGGGCCGTGGCCCTGATGTAATACCGGTCCCCAATCATAACCAGCTCGTCTCCGACCACCAGCGCCGCCTTTACCTCCTGAAGGAGGGGCTTGGCCGCCTCCTGGATATCCTCACAGTTCCGGTAATAGTAGTTTCCGAACTTGTTATACTGGCTCTTAGGCGCTTTCAGTCCGGACTGGACATGCTGCAGTTTCTCATATACATTCATGTTCTACGCCTCCTTATCATATACAATCCGGTCCAGGCTCTGCATGATAATCAGGCTGGCAATCTGCTTCATTGACATCTGGCTTTCATTATATATTTCCACCAGGGCGTTATAGGCCTCCGGGGTCAGCTTAATGACCGGCTGACCTTCCTGTACCGGCTGTCGCTTTCTTGCTGGTATATGTATCTTTCCGTCATTCATTGTCTGTATCCCCTTTCTGTTCTTTTACCGGCAGGCGCAAAATGGTTTCCTTAATCTGATGAATTACTGAACGGGACTCCATATCCAAACAACCGGATTCAATCGCAATTATCTTTCCCAAAAGTTCCGTCCTGTCTATCAATATCTGCTTCATTCCTCCAGGAACACCTCCGCTTCTATCAGTGCCGTCTCCTCCAGCACCCAGTCATACATCTCCTTCTTCTCTGTACTGGCTGCCTCGCCTGCCCGGCGGGCCATCCGCTCCCGGAAGAGGAGCCAGAGATGATGGTACTTATCTTCCATGCTTACCCTCCTTCCCGGCCATAATCTCATCAATATGTTCCAGCATGTATGTGTTCGCCCCATCCCGGAAGGCTTCCATGAATTTCCCCATGGCCTTACAAGCCCCCTTCGGCTGCTCATCATTCAGTTTGATTAACATATCCTTGACGGACCGGGCCAGTATAGTCACAGCGTCCCGGCGGCTCATCTTATCAGCAAGAGAAATGTTCTGTATGCAGTATTCCGTACCAATCAGCGATTCCTCCGTCTGTTTCACCGCAATAACAAACACTGCATTGCTTTCACTAATCCGGATTTCCTTCAGGCTCCCTTCAAAATCATGACTGATTATTCCTTTTATCATCTTGCAATCTCCTTTTAAATCCCTTATACTAAGGGTGAGCTAAACTATTTGTCCATGGGCCTCTTGCGGTTGCCGCCGCTGGGGTCCATCTTCATTTCTTCCAATATCTCATTACTTGCTGCCTCGGCCCCCGCCTCAATCCTATCTGCGTTACCGGTCATAACGACACCAGATTGGACCATGGCCTGTATGATGATACCTTTAATAACTTGTCTCTGTATTATCCTCATCTCCTCTCACAGTCTCACGCCCATGGCCGCCGCCATGACCACGATAGATACCATCCACATCCCCAGCAGCCAGATAACCGCCGATACAATCCATTTAGCTGCCATCATGATTGGGCCGTCTCGGCGTCTCCTGCGCTGTCGGAAGGTCACCATACGCCTGTGCCCCATGATATTGGTCATCACCGCGGTAGCCGGCCCCACAAAATCCACACGCCAGCCAGGATACTGGACCGCTGCTCTGGCGCGGATGCGATGCTCCGCAAATGTTTTAGCTCTCATTGGCTTGTCTCTCCTTTCTATGCTTGTCCTCCATGGCCGCCCTTAGGCGGTCTTTCTCTTCCTCCGAAATCCCAGTGGAAGCATCAGATTGTCCTGCAGCGCATAGGCAATGCGCCGTTTTTCTTCATCCGTCAGTGATTCCATTGGAACATCCTGGCCATCAATTTCTATGTATTTGAATACTTTTAATTTCTGCACTATCACCACCCCTCCCTGATAGATTGTATGCGGTACCGGTTGTACTTGTTTCCTTCCTCTCATAGTCCTTGCACGGATACCACCGTGTCCGTTCTGGGCACTGGCTATGCCGGCGGGGCTTGCATGTCGCGTTGATATGTACTGCCTCCCTCGTTGCGTTTTATCCCCCTCCTTGGTATACTGTACTTACAGGCGTTGCAGCGCCGAGTACAATTAAAAGGTAGGTTGCTACATATGAAAAACTGTTTTATTGTTTGCCCCATCGGAAATGAAGACACCGAAACTCGTAAACGTTCAGATTCTCTTTATAAACATGTTATCTTACCCGTATGTAAAGAAACAGGTTTTGAAGCAATTCGTATTGACAAAGAGAATACCACTGGCTCCATAACCGAAGAAATTTTCAAACATCTTAATGAGGATGATTTAGTTATTGCTGATTTAACTGAAAATAATCCGAACGCATTTTATGAGATGGGGTACAGGTCTGCTTTGAATAAGCCATCAATACATCTCATGACTAAAGATTCCACAATACCATTTGATGTTTCTGCCATCCGTTCCTTCTCATACGATTTGTCTGACTTAGATTCCGTAGAAGAAGTAAAAGGCCGTTTGATTCAGACAATCAGCAGTATGAATTTTGACCAGGCTTTATCTGAGCATGAGTCACCCACGACTAATAGCCTAATCAACACTCAATTGCTACAGGAAGTTTATAAAATACAAGATAGCATTGCCAAACTAAGTGAAACCATCGAAGCAAAAGATTCCGTTGCTGTTTCTGTATTGGCTGACAAACTAGCAAGTACAAATACAAAAACTGCTGATACTGTTTTGATGGAAACTTTATTGCCTAAATTTTTAGAAAATCCAGAGCAGATGCTCAAGTTAGCTGAATTTGCAAATAAGTTTCCCTCTAAAAAATAGCATCTTTTGCACTCTGATATAATGTATCGAGGAAATCCGATAAATTTTCCTTTTTAAGCTCTGGAGAGACATTTTTTAGGTGAATTTCTACCGAAAGTGTCTCTCCGCTTTTATCAAAAGTCAGTGACTTCTGTATACCCTTACATGTTTTTTCCTCCATCCTCTCTCACCTCCTTTTTTATATAAGCTCACGTTTCGTGTTCTTTTTCATTAAAAAAAATATACGGAACACTCTTCTTATAATACCTCGCTATACGCGCCTTTGTAGGGTCTCTCGGTACCCTCTTTCCCGCTTCGTACATTGCCAATGCCGATTTACTTATATCTAATGCATTCGCAACTTCTTCCTGTGTTCTTTTTCCTCGAAGCGCAATTAGTTTTTCGGCCATTGCCATCACATCCAATTCCAAGTTATCACCTCCAATCGTACACGTTTTGTGTACGATTACACTATACACGATACGTGAGCGATTGTCAATCACTTTTTGTGAATATTTATATTGATTTTTGTTCACGCATTGTGTATAATTAAAACTACAGAAAGGGGTGACCAAATGGCCTCATTTAAGGAGATGTTAAAATACTTACGAGTCAGAGACAATTTATCGCAAGCTGAATTGGCTGATAAACTAGGTGTTGCCAAATCAACAATAAGTATGTATGAAGTTGGAAAACGTGAGCCAGATTTTGAAACATTAGAAGCAATAGCAGATTTCTTTAACGTGGATATGAATTTTTTGTTAGGGAAGGACGGGTCAGAGAATGACCATTACTACCTCAATGATGAAACCCGCGAGATAGCCCAGGAGGTTTTTGAGAATCCGGATATGCGCACCCTGTTTAAGGTGGCCCGTGATATCCCTCCGGAGCGTCTTAAGGCTCATATTGAGTTTATGAAAAGCCTTAAAGAGCAAGAAAACAAGCACAACGATGAGGGTTGCTAACATGAATAATCCATTATTAACTGAGGCCATCGGCGTATACCTTATAGATATGGACACCGCTGTGGAAGAACAGGTTAATTATAACGAGGATGGAAGCTTCTCTATTTTTGTCAACGCCCGGCTTAGCTGTAAACAGCAGATGGTTGCTTATCAGCATGCACTTATGCATATCGTACAAGCTGATTTCAGCAAAGAATGTGCAGATACAATAGAGAGCGCAATGTGATTAAATAGCCCATGGCTTTTAATATAAAACAAATGAAGAGAGGAATATGAATATGATTTGTCCACACTGCAATGAAGAAATTCCTGACGATAGCATCTTCTGTTCATCGTGCGGTAAACGTTTAGAACCTTCTCCCGCCGAAGTCATCCCGTCAGATACTATCGTATGTCCTAATTGTGGAGCTTATAATTCAAAGGATTCTAATTTTTGCTCCAATTGCCGCACTCCACTTTCTCAAACAGCACTAACGAATCTGAAAGAGCAAAGTGAACTTCAATTACAGCAAGCACAATTAAAAATGCAAGCCATGGCTTTAAAAGCACAGCAAGAACAACTCCAGCTTCAGCAACAACAATATTCGTCAATGGCTAGATGCCCTCGTTGCGGCTCTACATCATTATCAGGAAATAAAAAAGGCTTTGGTATTGGAAAAGCTGTTGTTGGCGCAGCATTAGTTGGGCCACTCGGTTTAGTCGCTGGTAATATTGGAGCAAAGAAAGTACAGGTTACCTGCTTGAAATGCGGTAAAAAATTCAAAATATAGGAGGGTATGAAAATGTATTGTAGAAAATGCGGATTTCAATTTGAAGGGAAATTCTGTCCCAAATGTGGAGAACCGATAACATCTACGTCTGCAGAAGAATCTGCACAAAAACCTTTAGCAGGTAGATTAGATGTTAACGGAGCTGAAACTCCAACCATTAAACCACCGTTTTATTCACAGACCTGGTTTATCGTATTAATGATGTTTTGTTGTTGTTTTCCTGTTGGTTTATTTCTTATGTGGAAATTTAAAAAGTTCAATAAACCTGTGAGAATTATACTTACTGTGCTTTTCGCACTTGGTATCATAGTGGCAATAACAAACAGTGGTAATTCCTCTACTGAAAAAAGCACACCTTCTGTTTCCAAAGAAACTGAAGTAAATAATATAACCGATTCACAACCGACTGAAACCGAAAAAGAAACTGAAAGTACAGCTGTTGATAATCGTGACGCTGCTACCGAAGCAGATAAGCAGATTTACGATATAATAATGTCTGCAGAAGCAGATTATCAAACTCTCACCAAAATAATAAGTACTGATGGCGTGTCTATGGTGGATTTATATGATGCATCTAAGACAGCTGAAAATAATTTTAGAATATATTGGGGCAATATTGATTCTGTTAAATGTGATGGTATAAAGGAATATAAAAAGGCGGCTAAAGATTATATTCTCAATATGCAATCCATTGCATCCTCAACGAAAAAATATGTAGATAAACAAAAAATCCAAGATTTATCTGATGCAAAAGCAGGTATAGAAAACTCAACTAATTATGCAATACTAGTTGTTGGAGCACGCTTAGAATTTTTAACTTCGTCCGGATTTAGTGATGACGAGGCAATGCAAATTATAGCCCCTGAGTCTGAGGCCGTGACAGAATAACTAAATCTCTATACATAGTAAATAAATAATAAATCCCCAGGAGCTGCAAACTCCCACGCTCCTGGGGCCACTCATCTTGACAAAAATATATTTACCCGGGCAGCCGGGAGGGCGTGCGTGCCATTCGTTCTGAGTCTTGACAGGAAGGATGGTTGCTTATGAGTACATATGAGGAATTTCAGATTATATTAGGCGTTGCCTTGTTAATCGTTGCAATCCTGAACATGAAAAATAAGTAAGCCGCCCTGCTCCTTGGCCGGATGGGCGACTTACTAAAGTTGTTATAATTCGCCAGGACGGATAGGCTTAATCTATCTCCCGGCTGTCTTGTTAAGTATATTATACCAAATATACGAAAATTGTCAAATGTGAAAAGCGGCCCTGTTACCAGCAGGAACCGCCCTCACATAGTTTTCTCTTACCGGATCGCCCCAGCAAGATATAATTAATTCGGGAGTTTGACACCTGAAAATCTTGCAAGCCTTATGGCTGCTTATTTTTTTGTCAAATTCAGAAGGTTTTTAATGCGTAATAGCGTAATATATGATATAATACGATTATACCATCTCTCTTAAGGAGTCTGCCATGCGATTGACTACAAATAAAACCAAAAATGGAATAAGCTACTACATCATCCGCTCTGTCCGCCGCGACGGCAAACGCTCCTCAGAAGTTGTGGAACGCCTTGGAACTGAACGGGAAATCATGGAAAAATATCATTGTACAGATGCCAATAAATGGGCTAAGGCGCATCTGGACGAGCTCAATCAGGCCGAAGCTGAAAAGCAGCATAAAGTCCTTGTTCCGCTGCGGACGGATATTCTCATTCCTTTCGATAAGCAGAATTCCTATAACGTTGGTTACCTTTTCCTTCAGAAGATCTACTATGATCTTCGCCTGCCAAACATCTGTAGAAAGATTTCAAAAGAATATTCGTTTTCCTATGACCTTGATTCCATCCTTTCACGTCTTGTGTATGAGAGGATCCTCAATCCGTCTTCAAAACTCTCCTGCTATGAGCAGTCCTCCGATTTGCTCGAACCACCGGCTTTTGAACTGCATCAGATTTATCGTGCCCTGTCTGTCATTGCAAACGAATCCGATTCCATCCAGGCGGAACTGTATGAAGCAAGCCGGCGGCTGGTCAAACGGCAGACCGGAGTCCTGTACTATGACTGTACCAATTACTTTTTTGAAACGGAATGTCAGGAAGGCCTGAAACAATACGGTCCGAGCAAGGAACATCGCCCGAGCCCTATCGTCGAGATGGGACTTTTCATTGATCGAAGTGGGATCCCCCTTGCCTTTTGTATCCATCCAGGCAATACCAATGAACAGACTACTCTGATCCCATTGGAAGAACAGATCCTGAGAGATTTCTCGCTTTCAAAATTTATCGTCTGTACGGATGCTGGACTGTCTTCTGAACGCAACCGGAAATTCAACAACTTTGGCGGCCGCTGTTTCATAACAACGCAGTCCATTAAAAAGCTCAAAAAAGATTTGCGCCAATGGTGTCTGGAGCCCACCGGATGGCATCTGAAAGACAGCCTGGATACCTATGATATCAGCAGGCTCGAAGACACCGCTAAAAACCGCAGCAGGCTGTTCTACAAGCAGCTGTATGTGGAAGGAAATGACGGGAAACGTGATATTGATTTCGATCAGACTCTGATCGTGACCTATTCCCTGAAATACAGGAACTATCAACAACAGATCCGAAATCAGCAGATTTCAAGAGCGATGAAAGCAATTGATACCGAGCCGAAAAGGATTGATAAGCATAGCCAGAATGATTACCGCAGATTCATAAAGAAAACATCGATCACCGCAGATGGTGAATGCGCTGCAAATAAAATTTACGAAATTGATCAGGACGCCGTACAGGAAGAAGCCCAATATGACGGCTTCTATGCCGTCTATACGAATCTCGACGATGACCCTTCCGAAATCGCAGCAGTAAATCAAGGGCGGTGGGAAATCGAAGAATCTTTCCGGATCATGAAATCAGAATTCGAGGCCAGGCCGGTTTACCTAAAACGGGATGACAGGATCAAAGCTCACTTTACGACATGTTTTATCGCGCTTTTAATCTACCGGATTCTGGAATGCAAACTAGACAGCCAGTTCACTTGTGATGAGATTATTTCGACACTCAGAAAAATGAGGGTAACAAGCATAGGAAACGAAGGATATGTCCCATCTTACACACGTACAAGGCTTACGGATGCGTTGCATGAGTACGCCGGGTTCCGTACTGACTATGAATTGATAAAGAAACGTACCATAAAGGGTATCTGCAGACATTCAAAAGAATAA